CGCGGGTGTCATTGAACTGGCAACTAATGCTGAAGTCCAGACCGGGACAGATGCAGTCAGAGCGGTCACACCCGCCAGTCTGCGGTTAGGGTTTTCGATTTCAAAGGCAGCAAACGGGTATATTGTATTCCCAACGTGGTTAGGAGGGTTGGTTATCCAGTGGGGGTCTGTTGCAGTAGCACAAATGGACAATTATTCGATTACGTTTCCGATATCTTTCCCGTCCCTATGCACCTTTGTGGTGGGTGGTTGGATTGGACAGGACTCTGTTGCTGGTATTCTTGGAAACACGTCTCGTACTGTTTCAGGTGTGGCGGGGAACATGAACGGTACGGGGTCGGCTACTGTAAATTACTTCACCGTAGGTTATTAAGGAGTTTTCAATATGTTCTACTCAAAGCAAACAGGTGGTTTCTATAAGTCCGAAATCCACGGTGACAACATTCCTGCCGATGCGGTAGAAATCACCGATGCTGAACACGCATCCCTCCTCGACGGTCAATCTAAAGGCAGACCGATTAAATCCGATGGTAACGGTCGTCCGTATAGCGAGGAACCCCCTGCCCACACACTGGTTGGTGCTAAAGCAGAAAAACTCGTTGCGCTCGCAGCAAAGCGTTACGAGGTAGAAACAGGTGGTGTCACGGTCAACGGTATGACCGTCATGACTGACAGCATCAGTCAGGCCAAACTGACGGGTGCATGGCTACGAGTCCAACGCAAACCAGGAACAACAATCCACTGGAAAGGTAAAAACGGGTGGGTAACGGTCAACAAGGCCGAAATCGAAGCATTGGTTGATGCTGTCTCCGATCACGCTCAAACTTGTTTTGACGTTGAGTTTGCTCACGATGCGGCTATCAGTGCATTGATGACAATTGAAGCTGTTGACAGTTACGACATTACAGTTGGCTGGTAATGGATATTCACGAGAAGGTCTTTATCTGCCTGATTATCGTCTCGATAGCTACCATTATCGGTAGTGCTGTTCAAATATTTCATGTCTGGCAAGATTGTGATCGTCGCCGTAAACGGAGATTGAAAATGAGGGAGATTGAGGATGCAAGAAAAAGAGATATGGGGAGCATTGGCGGGGTCGGTGGCGGTGATAATGGCTCTGGTCGGTGTTCTCTATAATCGAATAAATGATGACATCAAAGGACATGAAGCCCGACTGGATGCCGGGATAAAAGTATTTAGTGAAATCGGTGAAAAACTCGTCTCTATCGGTGAACAGATTAAAACCCTACAGGCTAATGGTCGAGGGGAGGACAAGGATATTGAATTACTACAGGCTGATATTCGCAACTTGCATTCCCGGTTGCTGACCCTGGAAGTTGAACATAAGAACAGGATGTGTGCGGGATGACTGAAGCCGACATAATTAAAAGTGACACTGCTATCCGCAAAGGGATCGACAATCGTATTGCCCCTGAACACCGCAAGAATTTACCCCGATTGCTGGCACTCTTTGCCGAAATCGAAGCAATTCTTGGTTGTGCTATCACTCTGACTTCCGGCTATCGGTCGCTGGCTCTCAATAAAGCAGTCGGTGGTAGCAAAACTTCATCCCACAGCCTGTGTCTTGCTGGTGATTTTGAAGTACCGGGAGTCAGTAATCTGGCAGTCTGCAAGATCCTGGCTGAACGGTTGAAAGACTACGACCAGATCATCTATGAGTTCGGTGAAGAGGGTTGGGTTCATGTCGGATTGTCCGAAGGAGCCAACCGTAAACAAAAGCTGTCAGCCGTTAAAGAGAACGGTAAGACAGTCTATAAACTTGGTTTTTAAGGAGGAATCACCATGAAGCGTTTAATTTTACTGTTCCTGTTGCTACCCACCCTGTCTTTTGCTGCTGACGAACCTACGGTTATCGGTGTTGCTGTTGCCGGTCTGTTCAGTCAGGTCATCTATCCATTTATCGGTGCCTTGTTGCTGACCCTCCTTGGTATGGCAATCGATGTCTTCCGCAAGAAAACAGGCATTCAGCTTTCAGCCAGCACCGAAGAATACCTTGAGTCACTAGCTCGTCGTGGTATCTCTCTGGCTGAAGAAAAAGGGGCCGACCTCATTAAACGAAATGTCGGCAAACTGACCGGTAGCGAGAAGTTTGATGTTGCGGTTGCCCATGTGATCACCAGTGCCAACATACGGGTCAGTCCGGCAAAAGCTGAAGTACTGGTTAAGTCGATGCTCGGACAAACCTATAATGCCGGTGCAACCGGTGAAACTGTTGTCGGCTGATGGTCACGGTTGTTGTCGAAATTCTAGGGCTGATTCTCCCGCTGCTGATAACCTATCTTCGGCAGCAGGACTCTGCCGGTCAGGAGGCTACTGATGTTATTCAAAGGGGTCGTGAGGCACTTGCGAAGGGTGACGGCGATAGTTTTGCTGCTATTGCTGCTGACCAGCATGACCGGGTGCAACAAGCACTTCGTCGTCATAAAAGGAACTGAGACTGTTGTCGTTCCGAAAGCCATTCTCGATCAACTGTTGAGCGACAACGAACAACTCTTACTTCACTGTGGTAAATAAATTACCCTGTCAGCCTCCTTTCTCCGGGCTGACAGGGGTTTTTTGCGTCTGGTGCTGCTGGATATGGACAACGTAGCTCGGTCGATAGGTGGTCTTGAACGAACAGTAAGGACACTGGTATTCTCTAGCTGCTGACCGTCTTACGGGACTATCAGCGGCAAGACCAGCTTTTCCGCTTCCTTGATATAATACTCCATATTGATGTCCAGACTGTCTACCGTGGTAATATCGTTGCACTCCCGAACCATCCAACCAACATCGATACCGATTTCCCGCTCCTTGCCAGGGTTCTTCGGTAGCGGTGGCATGACCTTCACCAGTGAGCCACCGGACTTGCTAATATAGTAGCGGCTGATATTCTGAATCTGCTGGTCAATGTGACCCTGCCGAAGTATCAGCCGACTGCTGCGGGGTACTTTAGCTCTCAGCATGAAATCATGCAGGTCATCGTGATTCAGGATAAAGTCTCTGACCGGTATTCCTTCGACTAGTGCCGCTTCAGCCGCTTTCGGAATAACGAGAGCAGAATGGTTCTGGTGCCAACCTAACTCGTACTCGTAGGCTCCTTTCCTCTTCAGTTTACCCGATCCCTCGTAAACCGCAATATAACTGTTGACGTCCCTTACCATAAACTGACTGTAGACGGCTTCCTCCAAGTCAAGGCAGGTATGGGCCTGCCACCAGTCGAGAACGGCCTTGACGTTGGCAGTCTGGCTGCGAGGATAGCGAACCGTCACGCCATCAGTATTGACCTGAATGATTTCCAGACCGGGAACATCCATGAGATAGTCAGCCAGCAGGCAGAGCAAGAGTTGACCGTTGATTGTGACCGCCATGCAATACTGACTGTCGAAGAAGACAGAGAAATGGTTGTTGGTATCACCGAACGTACCGTTCAGAGCCAGCTTGAGCATGGCGTTTTCGGTCGTACCCTTGGCGTAGCCGATTCGTTGCTTCTTGAGGTCAGCGTAAACGTCACAAAACGGCTCCCCTAAGTGTTGCGGGTAGATGCGGTTGGCTATCGGGATGCTCGGATAGTAGGATTGAACGTCGTGATCCGAAATTATATATTCCTCATCACTGCTGACAATCCGACTGCTGACGGAACCATGCAAACCACCTGTCCCGAAGTCAAACTGAAAGCCGTTGACCACCACATTCAAGGTCTTAACGGTGCCGTTTTTCTGAAAATTAGCATACTGTGCGACCGCTCCGAGCCGTTCCCTTGGTATCTTGGTGAAGAACCCTTTGGTCTGTACCTTGTCGTTATCAGTCCACTCGTTGCGGGTAAGGGTCTGTTCTTTGAACCAGTCGAGGACCGCCTGAAATTCTGGTCGTTTGAACTTGATCCACGGGAAGATGATGTCCCGCAGGGCAATGTGAGTGCGCCAGGTCTGCCGGGGCTTGCGGTCAGCCGTGTAGCAGGAGCCGGGAGCAATCCGCTCCAACTCCATGATGAAGTAGTCCTTGCCGATCTTGGTGTCATTGTGATTGAGGAAATTGCGGTCGTACTTGGCTGACAGCTCTTCCCTGAAACGAATCATCGGCAAAGTGTGCTCATAGAACTGGCAGGTAGCATCAACGTCATGGTCGTTATAGACAATCAACTCATCCATCTGACTGTCGGTCAGCATCGTGCCGGGAGGAAACGGTAAATCCTTAATGTTCGACAGTCGCATGTTAAATTCCAGCACCTTCAGGCTGGTCGCTTTGGCCGGATTGTCGAAGTGGTGAATCTTGTAGAGGTCAATCTGTGGAACAATCTGGTCCCGATCCCAGATGATATGATCGAAGCGCCGGGAGTGGTCGCCATCGATAATGGTCATCACGAACTGATAGATTTGCGGAACCGTCGGGTCATTGGTGGCAATGAAATGGAGTACCGGATAGTCGAACCCCAGATTGTTGAAACCGATCATCCGACAGCCGGTAGACCGCAGCCATTGGAGCCACTGAATTAACCGATCGCGGTCATCCTTTCGGTGTGAGATTTCAAAGCGGTGTCTGGTATCGCTACCGACCTCACGGGCCGATAGCGTCCAGATATTCGGGTACGATTCAAGGTCGTAAATGTAATCAGGCATGGTTGTTACAGGCACAGTCGCGAGCACAGGGTGATGGGTTGGTATCGGTTATCTGACGGGCGGCTTTTTCTTTATCGGCATCGATCAGAGGACCGACCAGCGGCCTGTAGCGGTCGCAACGGTTGACAGGTAGGTGGCAGTTATCGACAGCACAGGTAGAGTCGAAGGTGCAGGGCCGGCTGTCTTCCAGCAACACTCTCTCAGCCGTCAGATTGCGGTTTTCAGCGTGAAATTCAGTGAATTTTTCCGGGTAACGCAACCGGAGTTTTTCATGGTTCATGGTCAGGATGTCATTCATTGTGGTGTGCAGCACATCGATTGCCAGACCAACATACCAGAGATTATCACCGACCTCTTCAGCAGCATTGACCATATCCAACGGGCGACCGTAGAATAGATGTTTCTTGAGCATGTCAGCCAGCTCAGCGGCTTCCGTCACCATTCCCAGGGTGGCATGAATCAGACGGATAGTTTCGGGCTGCGAGAATCTGGCAATCATCTCAGGGGTGACGGGGCTGTCGGTTCGCAAGACCCCGACAACGTAGTTTTCAGAGGTTATTTTATTCATACAACAGGCTCCTGATATAAAGGGGAGATTTTTGGTTCAAGCGAAGTGTGACAGCAGGGGCAAGCCGTCAGAACAGTGGTCAGCACACAAGCCTGACCGATGTAGAACTGACGGAACGGGACTCCTTTCTTGCTGAGCATTTCCCGCAACCACTTAGCGTCACGCTTGCGCCAGAAGATGTGAGTAATTTCCTCCTGTCTGACCGCTCGGTCGTGCATTCGGAGCTTCCAGGCATCCGACTGACAGTCATTGACCGGCACTGTTCTTCTCCTCGGTCAGTTGAACATAGTGAGCGGCTTTCAACATGTCCAACAACTCCTGCCCAGGCCGACTGTTTTTCCCCCGTCTGGCGAAATACCGACCAACCTGCTTTGCACAGTCGTCAGCCGTCCAGTCTGTCACCTGATCGCTGCCAGCATCACCGTACTGCGGCACAGTGTAGTTCTCGATGTGGTCAAGCACTCGGTTGGAAAATTCAATCCATGCCTGACCCCGTTTGCTGAGTGGTCGGCTCATACCAGTCCTCCTGCCAACTCTACGACTGCATGATATGCCAGTGTGTACTCTTCTCCTTCAGCATCCCGCAGACGGATAATAGCGTCCCGCAGCAATGGTCCCTGAACCTTCCAGTTGATACCAGGAGAGGTCAGGTGCTTTTCCGTTACTCTGGTGGCTCCTGAAGTCTTCGCTGCCTCCTGAAGCCGTCCAGCAGCCTTGTCGCCATGTTTTTTAACCTGCTTGATGGCAGTCGTTGCACTGACCTCCCCGGCTGCGACCATCTGACTGACTTCAGCTGTAGCCCCACCGAGAATCAGGAGGTCTTGCACATGGGTAACGCTGAAACCGGTCTTCTGAGCAATCTGACTGGTCTTCCAGCCGAACGCTATCAGCCGCTTGACGACTGACGACTGTTCCAGTTGGGAAAGGGGTTTGCCGCTGTTGCGGGTAATCATCGACAGCACCCGGTCAGCGTCATTGGCATGACGTTCTTCGACCCGGCAAGGGATCGACAGAATTTCGGCTCCCTCACTGATCGCCAGCTTGACTGCCATGAGACGGCAATGACCGTTGGTCAGAATAATGGTGTCGTTTTTCTGGTAGACGGTGACAGGCTCTTGCACCCCGATTTCCTTGATGGAGTCGGCAAGCTGGCGAATGTGAGCGTCCAGTTCCGGTCCTTCAATTCGGGCATTCCAGCCAGCTTCCTCGGTGATGATCGCCGGGGAGAGCATGTAGAGGTCTTTTGTACCTTCCGCTAAATCTTTAAGTCTTGCCACGGTCAATCTCCTCGTTAAAATCAGTTGTGCTGCTACCGTTTACGACCCTATGTCGTCGCCTGCTCAAATAACTCCCCATGCCGGAATCCTCATAACGACACAGATTTACAATAACAAGCAGGTAGCAGCACAACTGATAGCTTTAAATCATCATTCCATGCTGACGGAGCAGTTCGTCAGTCCAGCCAGCGGTGATCATCTGCTGGTACGAAGCACCACCGGCAGCAGCGGTCATCTGCGGTCCAGCCGGAACCGGAGGAGCAGGGGGTGCAGGCGGCAGAGCCATACCCGGCACCGGAGGGGTCAGGAAGTCATGAGCCGGTGCTACGGGGTTCGGAGCATAGACCGGTGGGGCCACCGGCTGACCGCTGACAGCGGCAAAGATAGCAGCGGCATCGGGTCCACCGCCACCGACTTCGATACGGGGAGCGGTCGCGTCAACAATCTGAATGCCGTTCAGCCACCAGCCGATACCCTTGCTCACATTGTCGTAGGTGCGGGGAGATACCAGCACTTTGACCTTGGCACCAGTGTAGAGCATCTGCCCGTACTGGATCGGCTGCAAGAGTTGACCGTTAATGTCGAAAACCTGCGGAGCGCCCTTGTAGGACTTCGGGTTGATTGCAATGTG